ATTGATAGACGATAACTTAGCTTAACCAAGCCAAGTCCAAACCCATTTTATTCTTACAGAATGGGGATCTGCATACTCGCCAGGGAGGAGGCGCCCACTCGCTTCATTACGAAGCTGTTGGAGCGTATCCTCAAAGGGCATCGATGAAGAACCTCGATCAAGCTCTTTTCTAAGGAGCTCAGACCAAGACGCATCTCTGCGCTTGACTGACCGAAAGGTTAACCGGGGAACTAAATATTCATATCGCTGATATGGTTTACACCATCTGCGGCGAAAGAATACATCGTTAGAAGCACCAGGAGATTCACGTATCACCATTGGTAAATCCAATGATGAACGAGGAATTGGACCAGTAACATCTTCTACTAAATTTACAATAGAAGAGGGAACGGATCCAAATTTCTTAATATGGTTATTAAGAAATTCAACTGATGATACCCAGTGCGAGGGTGATGAGCCAATTACTTTCCTAAGCTTCAGTGGAGTGACATCCATACCTTTATGGAAATCACCACCACATGACTCACGGAAAGGACCTTGGGTGTAGCATTTGTCACGATTGACTTGAAGGCCAACCGCCTCAAATGTATCCACAATCTCTCCAACCATATAAGGTGGACAGATTATATCATCACCATAGACGTAGATTTCTCTACGTCCTTTCACGGACGCAGAAGCTAAGGCCCAAAAAACCAAAGCTTCGACTGGAAAGCAACAAGAGCTCCCCATAGGGGCAAACTTTTGTAGCTTTACTTCCCTACCGTCAGGTAGAATAGTTGAATCGCTGCGACAAGCAGTGAAACATCTAACCCATGGTTCAGGAAATAATTCCTTAACTAGGGAAAGACTAACTCTATCAGACGCGTCTTTCAAATCTATGGTAGCGTATTGGGAGTTTATACTTCCCTCGCGCGCCTTAGATTGATTGATCGACTGGTCACTAAAATTAATGTAACCAGAAGTGAGGAAGTGACTCTCGAGGATACGATACAATAACCTCATAATCCCCTGCTGAATAAACATAAGTTCAGCAGGTTCACATGAGATTATTCTTGGTCCACGAGAATCCTTAGGCACGAGACAAACTCGTGCTTTAGGTTCCATCTCCTTCGATTGTTCCAATTTTTCATACTCATCTGAAAGATGAGTAAAGGAATAAAAGAAGTAGTCAGCATAGGAATAAGTTTCGTCAAGTTTAGGATAATACCTAAGCTTGTGATATTTATCCCAAGAAGCAGTTCGACACGCGGTTGCACCGGTGCCGTGTTTTGGACGAATCTCGAGAGGATCCCAATTGCTTAGGATCCTCGCGATTAACGTCCTAGCCTTCTTTAGCACACTAACGGTTTTTAATGACCAGTTAGGAGCACTAAAGTTAGCAAGAGAATTATCAATAGCAATGAAGCTATCAAGGAATTCTCTAACTGTTTGCTGCTCATATGGAGTCTCCAGTTTGTAGAAGATGTAAGAAAGTTGTCTTACACAATCTACAGCGTAAGAGTCACCTTTCAACGAAGGAAGAATCGCATCCTGCAAAAACACAGGAATTGTTTCTCTGATAGTAAAACCATCAGGAGGTATCCATTCTCCAATAGAATGGTACCTATCCAACGCCTTTCCCAATAAAGGGAGAGACTTCGTAAGAAAGGGAAGACCCTCATTTTCAACTCGTCTCTTGAAGGATAAGATGTCCTTCTCTGAGACGAATTGCCGATAGCGCTGGTTAGACGCAAGGCCGAGCCATAAAAGCTCGAGGCTTTTCAGGTTACCATTAATCATGATAATCCTCCGAAGAGCCAGCCTTAAAAGCGGAAACACATAACACCTCACGCCTCATAGCGTAAAGTGACAGCGCTGAACAGGACCGGAAAAGAAGCCGGCCCTTACGACGAGGTTGTTAGACCTCGCCGTTCAGGAGCTTCTGGAATCGAGGAGAGTCATAAAGGAACCGCACCAACTGGGCGGCCAAACCTTCGAGCTCTTCATCGGTGAATCCTGCTCCACGAGGAACGGCCGACACAAAATATGCCGATGCCGTCTTCGGCGTGACGCCGTCAAGACCAAGTTTGGTCTTGTCGAAACGCACGAGATGTCGCTCCAGACCCTGGTTTGTAACCTCATGAGAGATCTTTGCGGTCGCGGGTTCATCAACCGTTGACGTAGGATCTCCATAAGCAGACGAAACCAGATCATTTCCTTGGAGGTTATACGTCCTGTTATCGGACGGACTAACCTCTGAGAAAACGTCTGCGGCGACAGTGAATGTGCTCCCTATCATGTAAGGATGCTCCTCCCTCAGATGAGGGTGAAAAGGCAGTGTTACCTGCATGTTAAGGACATAAAAGTGTGTCCCCCCAAAATGGGATGTAACAGATCACAAATTGGCTGAAATTAAATTCAAACCAAGGGTGATCTGATGATCCGTGGTTTGTTTCCATCCAACCAGGGGTCTACCCGGTATAAATGGAGACATCGGGTATCGATCAAAGATCGATATTTCCGTATGCCAAGGATCAAAAACAAAGGGTTCGACAAAACTCCCCAAGCCAAAAACACTATTAGCTTGAGTAAGTTGCGTCGTAATGGACAACCTCTCTCGAAATGAAAGACAAAAGTCCAACATTTCGAAAGGAAGCTCAAGTGCGTCGATTCGCATGGAATCTAAAACATCACCAACGTTAGTGAACCAATCAATAACGAAGGAAAATGGAATTAGATCCCATATGATACGAGGATTGAGCTCCAGGCCGAGTGACGCTAATCCACCCCTGAACATATCAAGCAGTGGTTGTAACTGCTCAATAGGACGGGGAGTATAGATTACCGTCGCTCCGATAGAAGAACTTTGAGAAACGGACCAAGTCAGAACTGATCCGTAATCATCGTCATAATCTATCGAGCCTGACCAAATACCACTCGGGCCTGTGGCAAAGCCATCTCTCGACGAAATCGTTGGGAGACCAAGAGCAACACGCTCTTGCCAGACCTGAATCCTTTGTAACATTCCAGCGAGTCCTTTAAAAACTTCTTTAACATTGGAAATAAATGGTTTCCATGCAAAGTTGTATTGGAGGACGCTCCCGGAATATCTACGCCGGATATTCAACTTTTTACCTATGTTGCGGCGAACCGCTGTTGGCAGTTTTCTCCTCCAATGAGGAGCAGCTACTAATAGCTCTGACAACTTCGTGAGGCTTTCAGAGGCTTGGAGTAAATCCTCGCCAATGTCGGCTACACGCAGGGTAGGCCTCATTTGGGCCATAGCCTGATTGCATAGATTAGAGAATATATCGCCGTCGTAACCAAGGCGACCATTCCGTATAGGAATGGCAGCCATGGCTGCGGCGATACCTTGTTCATGGAATGCATGTGAGTAACCCGGGAAAGGCAGAAAGCGTAACGCTTTAGCATATCCGGACTCAGGATGCCCTGGTATAATGTAATCATTAACCAGGTGATGATCTTCATAACGAGGATCATCAACCCAAGAACGTGACTTGACGTGAAAACACTGATTCAAACGCTGCTCAGACTTTGCAGGTTTGAACCCCAACGCTTTAAGTCCACGCCCACGATTATCATGGACGGCAACTTTAGAGCGAGGGGAAATAGTGTAGTTGATGTTTGAATTCTGAATAACAGAATTATAAACACCGTTCACGTAGCGAACGTAAGGATACGTATCAATTGGAGTATCATCTGGAAGATGAACCCAATACGAATCCGGAGCGTTGCCACTTTCAAAAGAACCAGTCGACTTGCCGCGATAAGCGTCAAGAGGAAAAGGTTTTGAGAAAGCCATAGTCACCTCGAATTGAATGTGATTGGACTAAGTATGTCCATGATCTTTCGATCAAGGAATAGAGGACCTTTCGG